GATACGCTTTGCTACAGTCATGAGCTTATTGAAATCATCAATAAGAACATTTCCTGCTACAGCTGTTCTAAAGATATGCTTATCTTGAAACAGTGGAGAAGACTTAGTAGCAGCACCTGCAAGGGATGTCATAACAAGACTAGCAGAAGTGCGATCTTGCTTGAGTAAAATCTCTTGTGCAACGCGAGTGAAAGTCTTGCTCACAACATCCATGCGGCTCTTGGCTGCATAACGACGATCAAAGTCAACAGCAGTGTCGAGAGTATAAGTGGCGACCTTCAGCTCTTGAACAGTAGGAAGAACCTGACTGCTAGGAAGTCCACCAGCGTGACTCTGACTCCACACCTTAACGTAATCTTCGTCAGCGATGTCAAAGTAAAGATCAAGCGGGATGCTTGGGTTATCGTCAGCGTCGAACTGAAGCGACTGGAAAAGGCTGCTTACGGTAGGAGCATTATTGATAACCTCGGCCAAAACTGGTCCGATGAATTCAGCAAGTGCTACCTGTGCCTCGTATGCAACATTGCGGTTACGAGAAGCCATAGCTTTGATAAGCTCGACTTGTTCGGGAGTTCTTTTTAAAGTAATTTTCATGTTATAAAGTCCTTTCTTTTATTAGTTACAATCAAAAGCTACAACGATGTAATCACCAGAGAACTGGTCCGTAGTGTTACCTTCGTTTGGACGATTTCCTGTTCCAAGAACGTGACCAAACACCTTATCTTCGTCCACTAAGTCACCAGTAGTGACTGAAGCAGCAGCAAGTTGCTGAAAGCCAGTAATCTTACCAGCGTTACTAGACAGCTTGATCCTGTTTCCTGGAGCGTAGTCAGTAAGAGGTCCATCGAATGCAGCAGAGCTTAAAGTGAAAACACCCTTGGTTGCCACTGGGACAGCTTGCCCTGGAAGCATCACTTGGAGTTCTTCCCGCTTTTGTGGGTTGTAAAGAAGTTTTTCTTCGTTTTCATCTTTTTTCGCAGTCTGATAAAGAGTCATGCCGATGCAGTGATCTTCGTCTTTAGCTCCTGTGATTTTAAGATTAACTTCGGGATACATTTCCGTAGTCCCTAAAAATGGAACGCTAGCGGTTTCGCCAAGATATGCGTTCGTTTGATAGGTGATAGGATCTGCATCAAAGTTACCGTCAGAGACCTTAACAAATACGCCAGCATCGCCAGCGCCTGAGTCAGTGGTCTTATCATTAACGTCACTCCCGATAACGGAAAAGAGGTTAATGACATCGTGATCAGAGTATTGTCTGAATGGTAGAATTCGTAATGCCATGATTTTAGTTGGTTATTAATTAAGAAATTTCGATATTATCGCGTGAAAATGCGCTCTTGAACTTATCGCGAAGAGAAGGCTCCTCAGTAGCGACAGCTTCGTTTGCATTGGAAACCCCAACGTCAGTAGGCTCCGCGTCATCAAGAGCTTCTTCTAACTCAACTTCTTCTTCAGAAGCGTTAGATACCCTCTTGGCAACTTCCTCATCAATACGAGCTTGAATCTCAGCATCGAATTCGGCTTGCACCTCTTTGTTCTTATGTTTCCAGAGGACTTCAAGCTTGGATGCAAATGCTTCGTAAGCATCGGAATCATCAAGATCCCTAAGCTCAGTAGCAAGAAATTCGCGGTCTTGATCATCAAGTTGGAATTTCTCATCCAGAGAATCCATACGCTCGTTAAACGAGGCAACGGCTTCTTCAGCTTTCTTGTCCTGTTCAAAAGCAAGAATGCGCTCATTAGCAGCATTCAGCTTCTCTTCCATCTCAGAAACAGAGGACTTTAACTCCTCGTATTCCTTGATTGCGCCTTCTTTGGCTGTCTTTTCTGCTTCGACATCCTTGCGGTATTGTTCATCCCGCTGACGGATAGCATCTGCAAAAGTGTCAGTCATCGAAGCGACAGCTTCCTTGGAGAATTTCTTCTCGCTAAGTAGCTCCTTAAGTTCGTTAAGAGTCTTTTCAATTTCCATGTCGATAAAGTTCTTTTCGTTGTTTACATTTAATTCACGGTTTTGTGAAATTTTATCCCTTTTATCCCTTATAAAAAACTGGGATTTTTTAGGTGGCTCGCCATACAAACCTTTTACTTGAGCTGCTGGGTTCAAAGTATAAGCTATGCCAAGTGGGTAGATATCACCCATGATTAGCCTGTTAATAGTCTCTCCTTTGTCAGTCTTTCCGTTACCACCAAAACTTCTCAAAAAACCCTGTAATTTAAGTATTTCATCAGGATCAGACACAATCCTAGACTCGCTTAAAAGGTCACTTCCTACAGCCAAGACATAACTATTAAAACCGACTTCCCAACTAGCAGATACCTTTTGATAACTACTGTTTTCTGGATCTAAAGAACTCTCAACTAATTTAGTAAAAGAAGGGTTAACGCCTTTATAAATAATTGCACCCAATGCAATATTGAAGGGTTGCTTTTGAGTTTTTACTTCCTCCTCTGATAAGAGCTTGTTGTCTCCGAAAGAGCTGTAACCAGCAGAAGCTATGTGACCAACAACTTTTTGTTTGTCGTGTTCAATGTTAGTTGGTTTATGTATAAAATTCTTAGTATACTTAACAGCTGTTGCGCTGTCCATCCCATCGCCATTTTTATTGAATTTGTTTACGACAGCAGCATTGAAAGCTACACCTAACAAATCAATGTTACTGCCGTAATCAACATCAGTTGGGAGCAAAGGAGCTAATGATTCTAAGGAAGCCTTAGATATCAAAGAAGACTCGCTAATCTCACAAGCTAGAAGAGGACAGTCAAAAGTAGTAGTATACTTATAGTCCATTACTCTTCCTCTTCAGAATTTTTATTAGTTAAGTTAATTAGAAGTTGGGCGTAGCTCATTTTTGGCTTGACCATCTTCTTTTTCTTTTTGTCTTTATCCTCGTCCTTATGCATACTCTTGGACTCTTTCTTTTCTTTACGAAGCATTTCAAAATCCTCTTTTGAAATCTTGCCGTCCTTGTTCTTATCAAGAGCATTTTTTTGCTTAGGACTCATCTCTGCCTTAGCCTTCTTCTTATCACCGTAATGACCAGCTTTTGCTGGTTTGCCCACATACTCACCGTCTTTAATCATTTCACCTTCGGCTTTCTTCTTTTTCATTGTCATGTAACCCTCAGAGTGTTTTTCTTTCATCTCTTTGTCGTCCATGTCCATGCTTTCAGATTTATCTTTCATTTTAAGGACTTCTTTATGTTTCCTCATGAAAGCCTCGTGATTAGGTCCAGCCATATACAAAGTTTCACCATTTTCGCCTTTGTGAGAGTGAATACCTTTAAGACCCATTTTTTCGGCATCTTTCATAGCCTCTTCTTTTGTCTTGAAGTAATGCTTATTGATATCTGGTGCTCCCTTTGCTTCTTCCTTTTTCTTGTCTCCGTAATGCATAGCTTCTGACACATCTACTTCGACTCCATCTTTGGTGTATTTAAAATATTTATTCATCGCTGTGATATAAGATTGCTGCTGGATATGTATCCAACGTATGTTGAGCAGAGATATCTAAAACTTCTTTTAAAGTATTCAAATTCTCTATTTCGTTAAAATCTTTTACACAAGATTCTAAAGTTTCGCCCCAATATTCTTTGTCTTGAGAGCATACAATAGATTCACATAAATTATTTAACATATCCTCTTGAGAATCATTTAACTTTTCGACTCCAAGTTTATTTATCATTTTAGCTTTAGAATCATTAACAAAACTCTCTATATCGTAGATTGTCTTTTGTATGTTAGCCCTAGAATACTGAGCATTTACTATAGGTATGTCTGTAGTTCCCTCTGGTCTACCAGCTTCTTTTCTTGGCCCAGTTGTCTTTTTATCAGGAGAGTATACAGGAACACCACCTACGATTGGGTTGTAGTAACCTTTTTCTCTATCCTCTAAGAAGTCTTGTTGTTCTGGCTTGAGTTGATCTGGTTCTGGGAACTTGCCATTGTGGAACATCTCCATACCCTGCTTGGGAGTAATAATACCGAGTTCCATAAGTCTTGTGGATGCTCTCATGAGTTGAACCTCATCTCTCATATCTATGTCTTTCATTCTAGCTTGTGGCCAAGATCTAAATCCAAGATTTTTAGCTATCCTTTTAATTTCTTTATTCAAAAAGTCATTTAAGAAGCCGTGCCTTGATTCTTGCAAACGATCAATAAATATCTGTGCTTTAACTTGTGTAGAGTTAAACTTCTCTTCTCCAACCACAATGTTTTGTAAACCTTGGCGGATATCTTCGTTTAGTATCTCATACTTCGCTGGGCCTAATACTAGATTTAGTTCTGGTATGATAAACTCAGCTTTAGTTGTATAATCTGATACTAATACACGACCCACGCTTTCATTTTTAAATAGGTTTTGCATAGCCAACATATTGTTAGGATTGATTCCCCCTTTCTCTGGATCAGCGCCCATAGTTATTAAAAGAATAACATTCTCCACTGTTCTCGTGATAGCTTGATCCATTTTCTTCAACTCAAGCTTTGCGTTAATATCTTCTAATACTGGGAAACCAAAAGGTATGGCGAATGGCTCGTAATCTTGCTTTTTATAAAAAGAATAAGATAATCTTTTAGGGTCTAGATCTATACTTATGCCTTTGTGCGAATAAGATCTATCAACTATGTCTTTTTGGACTTCGGGATCTAAAGCATCAAATATAGCCTGATCCTCTTCCGTAATAGGATTAGCTAAACGAGCTAATTCATAATCTGAGAGAATTTTTTGATAAGCCCCACTGTAAGTAAAAGTAGTAGCTCTTTTTGCTACCACATCATATGGATTCAAAAGAATGTATCGTAAGGGTATCTGATTAGGACCAGCATCAATAGAACCAACTTGATTTATTAATCTAGCATAATCTTCAGCTTTAAACCTACCATCTATTCTATATAAAAATACATTTCCACTTCTGTAATACTCTCTAAAGTATTGATCTTTTAAACCTATAATGTTTACACGTTTAAACCATTCTTCGAAGAACTCTCTACTTTTTCTTGTGCCTCCCTCCAGATAGATATCTGTGTTAGTAAACTCAGACATAATATCAATAGCATTACGAAATACAGCTACATTAGCATATGCTTTTTGACAAAGCTCAATAGCATCTCTTGCTGTAACTCCGTCAGATGCATACTCATATGGCAGCATACCAATAGCTATACTCCTGAACCTGTCTATAGGATTTTTTTGGGAAACTCTGTTGTTTCTACTCCCTGTAAAAGAAGTGCCAGTTTGAGAAGTCCTAGCTTTGGAAATATCAGAATATGAGGCATCAGACGTATAGAATGGCTCACCTGAAAATTCTGGTTCGAATTTGTTTTCTGTGGGTCTAGAAGGATGTTCGTTGTTGTTGAACTTCTTCCAATACTCCGAGCGCTTAGTGTATTTTCTCTTAGACATAGGATGTAATGTATATTACACCCCAAAGTTAACTTTCAACTTTCAAAAGTTAAGAAATAAACATTGGCGTAAATGTAGTCTGAACATTACCTATTTCTTCTGATTGCATGTCATAATATATGTTCATGAACCAGTTACCTAAAACTAAAGCCGAGTATGAGTCCTTTCTAGCTTTGTCAGCTCCTTTTTGTTTTCTCAAGCTTACTGGTAAGTCAAAACTTTGAGTGCCCTGAACTGATGTAGTTATCTGTATTAATGCACATTGGACTTTTATTAAATCCATCATGTCTTTTTGGTGCTCTACAAAATCAATCATCCTTGCTCCTACTCCACCATTTGCATTAGGATCATTTCTCAAAAATTTTAATTCTTTTATTGGAACCCTAGATTTACGCTGGATGTTGTAATCATCGTTCATAGCAGCCCCAGCGAAGAATATCTTTTTATGATCAAATGCTGATTGTAAAGATTCATTAGCAAATCTAATCCATGCAGATGTGGGTTTTCTTAGAAAAACAATATTCTTTTGTGATAGATTATATTGATTTTTTAATCTTCTGAGATTCTTATCATAATCTTTAGCTTTATCTAACTCAGCTTCTATGACTCCAAGGTTTAAGTTTTTATCTTTGAATATCGTGCTTTCATTACAAGAGTTGATAAATTGAACTCCACCATTGTAGTCACCTACGACAGCCACTACATTAAAATGCGTCAGGACATATGCCATGTATTTTATGTGTGTCTTTAAACTAGAACCAGATAAAGCATAACTGTGAACGACTGTTCCTTTCCTAGTGTCTTTGTTTAACTTTATAAGTAACATCGCAAAATCGTCAGAACTTTCACTCTCCGACCAAGAGGGGTCGAAAGCTAATATGTATTCATCCTTTGGATTGCCCATAACCTCCACAGATTGCCCCTCACCGTCTTGTAACGTGCATTGTGCCATCTTACTTACCTTAAAGTATCCAGAGCTGTCATCGGTGAATATAGCGCCAAACTCTCGATCAAACTGAGATTCGCTCATTGT